TTTTTTCAAGAGTGTATATATGTTTCATTGTTTTTGCCATTCTGATATGTATTATAATATAATATGTATTATTTATATCAATTTTTTATTAAATATAATAATATTTGTAAATACACTTAAATAGATATAGACATACTATAATATAAATGTCAACTACAGAAACTGAAGTTATTGAGGCGCGTGATGTAAACGATGTGGTATTAGACCCATCGTTTAAAATTAACTCATGGGATGAGTTAGAAATAAATTCCTTATTATTAAGAGGAATTTATTCTTATGGGTTTGAAGTACCAAGTATAATCCAACAGCAAGCTATTAAGCCTCTGATCATGGGAAAAGATATTGTTGTTCAGGCACAATCAGGAACTGGTAAAACTGCTACTTTTACTATTGGAGCATTAGCTAATGTAGATGTATTAGATAATAATACGCAAGTTTTAGTTTTATCTCCTACAAAAGAACTAACCATTCAAACAGCAAAGGTTTTTACAGGGTTAGGGACTATGATGGAAGGATTAAGAGTTCAAACACTGTATGGAGGTTCTATTGTTGAAGAAGGTAGTACTTTTTCAAATAAGAAAACACCTCATGTTATTTGTGGATGTCCTGGTAGAGTATTTGATATGATGCGTCGCAGCAAAATCTCGTGTAAAAAAATTAAACTAATAATTCTTGACGAAGCAGATGAGATGCTATCGGCTGGTTTTAAGGAACAAGTTTATAGTATTTTTCAATATTTTAATAGCAATATTCAAGTAGCTTTAGTAAGTGCTACTCTTCCCGATAGCATTAATGCTATTGTTGATAAAATTATGAGACATCCTATTAGAATTAGTGTCAAACGTGAAGCCTTAACTCTGGAAGGTATTGCTCAGTACTACATTGCTGTCGACGATGATAGACAAAAGTACGCAACATTAAAAGATTTGTATAGTTTAATTTCTATAAGTTCAAGTATTATTTATTGTAACAGTGTAAAACGTGTTCAAGATTTATATGAAGCTATGAAGGAAGACGATTTTTCTGTGTGTCGAATTCATAGTGGTATGGATAAAGAAGAGAGAGCAACCTCTTTTGAAGATTTTAGAGTTGGACGTTCTCGTGTATTAATTTCTTCAAATGTTACTGCTAGAGGCATTGATATTCAGCAAGTTAGTGTTGTAGTCAATTTTGATATACCTAAATGTGTAAATATATATCTTCATAGAATTGGGCGATCTGGTCGTTGGGGTAGAAAAGGAGTCGGAATTAACTTGATTACTAGACGTGATGTACCTAAGTTGAAAGAAATTGAACAGCATTACGCAACACAAATTTCTGAAATGCCTGGTAATCTTGACTTCATGAAGGGAAAATAAAAACATTCGTTAAAAAATTTCATTATATTTCTATTATAAATTTAAATATAATGAAAACTGAAGAATCTAGTATAGTTTGTAAAATTAATGATTATTTTAAGATGCCAATATCTTATATTAAAGATAAACACGAGTTAAAAAAAAACATCTCAACTGATTTAGAACTTATTGACACAATTGATACTTCATGTAATTCAATTTATTCTTTTTGTTTTAATACTGATAATGAGGTGTCTAAAAAAATATCGGAACAAATAATTAATTATTATAGTTCCGATATTGATTTTTTAAAAGATAATCAAAAACTTATTAAAGATTATGTCAAACCTGAAACTAGATATACAAAACTATCTTCTAATTATAAAAATATTGTTGAAATATGGAATGAGTTAAAGATTGAATCTGGCTTTAGAGAGAAATATTATTATCTTGATTGGGAAACAATAGAATTTTTAAATAAATCCGAAATTTTTCTACAATTTATGAGCTTATATAATCTATTTTCTCCTATTTTCTCTCTAATGGTTCCTATAATAATAATGATTATACCTTTTTTTATTTTGAAAATGAAAGGAATACCACTTGATGTTAGTGAATATATAACTGTTCTTAAAACAGTTGCTCAAACAAATGCTATAGGAAAGCTATTTACTGTAAATTTTTCAGATATAAATGCTCAAGAGAGAATATACATATTAGTATCAGCAGCATTTTATTTATTTTCAATTTACCAAAATATTATGGTTTGTATTAAATTTAATAATAACATGAAAACAATTCATAACCATTTTAGAGTCATTAATTCATATCTAGATAATACTATATATTCAATGGAAAACTATTTAAATTACTCAAAAGAATTAACTACACATAAAGATTTCAATAATAACCTTATATCAAAAATTTCTACACTTAAAAATATTAATTCAAAAATAAATTCAATAACAGAGTATAGCCTGTATAATATAGGAAAATTTAAAGAAATTGGTAGAGTATTAAAATACTTTTATGAATTACACATTGAAAAGGATTATGAAGATGCTATAATGTATTCCTTAGGTTTCAATGGCTATATTGATTGTATTGAAGGATTACAAATTAACATTTTAGAGAGAAAGATGAATTTTGCTACATTTATTAGCAATACAAAGAAAGGTATATTTAGAAATAGTTATTACGCATGTTTAAAAGATAATAATCCTGTTAAAAATAATATCAAATTTAATAAAAATCAAATTATAACAGGACCAAATGCCTCTGGAAAAACAACGATTTTGAAATCAACTCTAATAAATATTATATTTACTCAACAATTTGGTTGTGGATTTTATGATTCCGCAAAATTCGCACCATTTAAGCATTTACATTGTTACTTAAATATTCCAGATACTTCAGGTCGTGACAGTTTGTTTCAAGCAGAAGCGCGCAGATGTAAAGATATTTTAGACGTGATAAGTGATAACAAAGATGATACACATTTTTGCGCATTTGATGAATTATATTCAGGTACAAATCCCGAAGAAGCTGAAACAAGTGCTACAGCATTTATGTTTTATTTACAAAAATATAAAAATGTATCAACATTACTAACAACTCATTTTGTAAAAGTTTGTAAAAAATTAGATAAAATTAAAGGTATACAAAACTGTAAAATGGTAACACATAAAAATAATAATAAATTAGTTTACACGTATAAATTCGAAACCGGCATTTCTGAAGTCAAAGGCGGTATTAATGTGTTAACAGATATGAATTATCCACAAGAAATAATTGATAACACTATAAAAGGAAATAATTTAAGAATACTATTGAAAGAAAATCAATAAAGTAATTCGTTAGTTAATAAATTAATTTATATTACGTTTTTGTAATATAAATGGCATCCTTAGCAGATTTATTTAGTCCAACATTTTTAATGTTTTTAGGAATATTAGTACTCGTTGTAGCAGTTATGGTTGTTTACTTTGAAAGTAAAATGAGAGATCAAAACCATAAAATTGCCTCAATGTTAAGTCTTGTTTCAACTTTAGCAGAAGATATGAATGGAGTAAAAATGGGATTAAACCAACTGGCGGTAACTAGAATGGGTGGTTCATTCCCACAAAATTTTGAACAACCTTTAGAAAATTCAAGAGTTCCTTTTAACCAAGAAACTAAATTAATTGAAGTTTCTGATGGTGAAGATGATGACGATGATGAAGAAGATGATGAAGAAGATCAAGAGGATTATGACGATGATGATATTGATGAAGAACTTGACATTGACGAAGATGATGATGAATCAAATCATGATGTTGTAAAAGTTTTCAAAATAGATGTGAATAATGAAGAGGATAATTTAGAATTAGATGATTTAGATGAAGAGTTAGACGAATTAGACGACGAATTATCTGAAGTAAATTCATTATCAAGTAAAAGCTCTAAATTAAGTGATAAACTAGAAGAAACAATAGACGCAAAAACATTTCAAGAACCATTAAATATTTCAGCAGATTTAAAAACTATTAGCATAAATTTAGAAGATACTCATTCTGATTCTCTCGATTATAAAAAACTATCTTTACCAAAATTAAGAAGCATTGTTTCTGAAAAGGGTTTAGCTACCGACGCATCAAAGTTAAAGAAAAATGAATTACTCAAATTACTTGGTGCTGAATAAGATTTTTATATTGTAAATATATATATATATATGTCGTGGTCAACGTGCTATAGCGGTTCTAACAATATTAATTTTAATTTTCCACCAATTATGGCTGACGGAAGAAATTATGCCACATGGCAACCTGATGCTGTAATTAATGAAAGAATTCAAAAACAAGAGGGTATTAAATCTAACTGGCAATACCGTCAATATCTACAGCGAAATGGTCTTCAAGTTATGAACTATAATTCTATGGAAGCTTGTTATGATTTGGGTCTTGACCCTCATGTAAAATCAGATAGAACACCTTCTGATAATGTTCCTTTTAAATTCAAAGGCATATTCGACTCATCTAAACCAGGATTTGGTTACTGTAATAGTGATTTAAAAAATCCTTATTTAACAGCAGAACAATTAAATTCTAGACTAATTGCTCCATCTATTAATCCTGAGAACTATAAAAATATGGTTCCTGGTGTTAAAATGTAATCAAAGTAAAACAATATAATAATAAGTTTTTATAATTTAATATTATATGAAAATTCTATCAATAGATGTCGGAATCAAAAATTTAGCATTTTGTTTATTGGATAAATCCCCTACAGCTGAACATTTTAAGGTAACAAAGTGGGACATTATTGATATATCTGAACAAGAAAATACTATAATATGCGGATTTGTTGAAAAAAATGAAATTTGTATTAAACCAGCTAAATTTAAAAAGTACGACAAGTGTTATTGTTTAAAACACTCAAAAAAACAACAAATACAAATTCCAACATCAGAACAAAAACCGGCATTTATCAATAAACAAAAAATTCAAAAACTTTATGAAATAGCAGAAAGTCATAATATTAAATATGAACCAAAAACAAAAAAAGCAGACCTAATTAAATTAATAAATGAACATATAAACCTAAAGTATTTTCAAACAATTGAGAGCAAAAAGGCTGCCGATGTAGATTTATTTAATATTGGGTTGAATATTAAAACAAAGTTTAATAAATTATTTGAAAACGAAGCTAAAATTGACTATGTTATAATTGAAAACCAAATTGGACCATTAGCAATAAGAATGAAAACAATACAAGGAATGATTGTTCAGTACTTTATTATGTCAAATTTAAATGTTGATCATATTGAATTTATATCAGCATCAAACAAACTCAAAGATTGTGATGTAAAAGATAAAAGTAAATATAGTGATAGAAAAAAATTAGGTATATCAAAATGTTTAGAAATAATTACCACAGATTTTAGATTTGTCGAACATGTTGATTATTTTAATAAGCATAAAAAGAAGGATGATTTATCTGATTCCTTTCTTCAAGGTATGTGGTTTATAAATAATAAAAAAATATAAATTATAAATATTAATTATTAAATATATATTTAATATTCGTAAGACTTAAAATTAAAAGTTCTAATTATTGAATAAATATAATGGCTGAAATAGATATTACAGAACTTGAATTTACTGATGACAATTTTGGAGGAGGTTTTGGAACTAAATCTTCCAACTTTGGGGGTGGGCTTGAATTACTAATGAATGATAAAATTAAGGAAAGTAGAAATCCTACAAGTGATATTGAGTTGGAGGATTTAAACAATTTAGAAAATGAATTAAACAATTTGGTTGACGATGTACCTTCTAGTAGTTATAGACCTAGATCTGAAATGTTTGGAGGACCCAATGTTTCATTTAGCGAACCTTCTATTAAATTTGGAAAAGATGATAGTGGACTTGGACAATCCACGTCTCAAACCGAAAATGATAACAAAACATGGGATGGTTATGGAAAATTTAATAACATCCCTTTAAATCCTGATAAGGTATTACCAAGTGATCCAAAATTAACTAAAGAAGAAATGTTAAGAGAAAAATTCAAGTATTTACGAAAGTTAGAAGCTTTAGAGAAAAAAGGTGTTGAATTATCCAAAAAATATTCAATGGAATCTTCTCTTCAAGAAATGATGGGAGAATATGAAACTATTATGGATGAAAAAACTAAACTAAACTCCATTAAATTTCAAGGTAATATGCTCATGGCCGTTATTAACGGAATGGAGTTTTTAAATAATAGATTTGATCCATTTGATATTAAATTAGATGGTTGGAGTGAACAAATTCAAGAAAATGTTACTGATTATGATGAGATATTTGGCGAATTACATGAAAAATACAAGAGTAAGGCTACTATGGCGCCTGAATTGAAGTTATTATTTCAATTAGGCGGTAGTGCTATGATGGTACATATGACAAATACAATGTTTAAATCTGCTATGCCTGGAATGGACGATATTTTACGTCAAAATCCTGATCTAATGCGTTCCTTTCAAAATGCTGCTGTAAATTCCATGTCACAATCTAATCCTGGATTTTCTGGTTTTATGTCAAATGTGATGAATCCTGAGCCTCAAAATCCTTCAGGACATGGTCCTCCACCACCAATGGCAACA